TTTTTTTGGTAATTCAACCACACAAAATATATTAAATAATTCATTATATGATAGAATACCCAATAATCCTTTATCTACAGCTGATTTTTTAAGAGAAACAACTCACGATACTTGGATAAATATAAGAACACTTGTTGATTTACCAATAACATCTCGTTGTGTTATTACTCAAGAACAATTTAATGATGATGATATTGTTTCAAGAATTTATAGATGTGGACATGTATTTAATCATAATGCTTTATTAAGATGGTTTGAAAGAGATACTCGTTGTCCTATTTGCCGTTATAATTTAGCAAATTCAACCAATAACCCAAGACAAAATATATCAACCCAAACAAATTCAACTAATACAATTAATTCAACACAAAATATTGGTGCAACTGACATATCCAATAACATACCACCTCCTGTAACTTGGAGAGATCCAATAGTTTCACCAAATAATTCAAATAATATATTTAACTCAATGGTTAATGATCTAGAACAAAATATAACAAATACAATTATGGACAACAGTGAAAATATTATGAATTTATCTACACAAGTTGCAAATAGTTTATTTGGCTCAGTTTCTAATAATTTAAATAATACAACAAATTTATCTGATTTTATGACAACTGAATTCTCATTTAATATACCAGCCCTACCAAATTCAACAAATATAAATCCTTTTAATGGTTTTAACATGGGTTGTCCAAATTATAATCAATCTTCAAGAAATACAACAGAAGAAAATGCAGAAGAAAGCAAAACAGAAGAAAGCAAAACAGAAGAAAGCAAAACAGAAGAAAAGACAGAAGAAAATGATGAAATGGATTAATTTATAAATAATTTAAATATATATATTTATATTTAAATTATAAAAAATGCCTTTGAAAATAGCAAATGGTAAAGAAATTATTGAATTAAAAGATAAATATTGTTTACAATTGGAGGGCGAAATTAATAAATTCGGATATTTAGATAATTGGCCATCTATTGGCGATCATTTATATTATTTTGTTTGTCCAAATATGTCTCATCCAAAATCGTCCGATACTTTCAATGTTAGTCAAGAAAAATTTTCTATATTTAATCCACTTCTTCTATTTCAATATTATTTGTTGTTTCCTCAACCGGGGGTACAGATGGTTCCGTTTCCGAAGACATTTTAGACATCATTTCTTGCATCATTTCGGGTGACATTCCACCCGGCATTCCACCGGGCATTCCACCCTGTGGTGCTGCTTGTTGATAAACTTTCATCATAATTGGTGAACAAATACCTTCTAATTCTTTTTGTTTTGAATCGTAATCACCAACGTCGTTTGTTTGATTATCATCTAACCATTTTATTGTTTCATCAACATTATGTGTTATTGTTTCCTTATCTTCCGATGAAATCTTATCTTTTAACTTTTCATCATTTACTGAGTTTTTTAAAGAAAAACAATAATTTTCTAATTTACTTTTTGCTTCAATCTTGGCTGCATTTTTTTCATCTTCCTCTTTAAATTTTTCAGCATCAGCTACCATTTTTTCAACTTCTTCTTTACTCAATCTTCCCTTATCATTTTTAATGGTAATCTTTTGTTCCTTCCCTGTACTTTTTTCAACGGCGGATACTGTTAAAATACCATTTGCATCAATATCATATGTTACTTCAATTTGTGGGGTACCCCTGGGCATTGGTGGAATACCGTCCAATTGAAACTTTCCCAATAAATTATTATCCTTTGTAAATTTTCTTTCTCCCTCAAATACTTGAATCAATACACCAGGTTGATTATCTGCATATGTTGAAAATGTTTGACTTTTCTTTGTAGGGACAGTCGTATTTCTATCAATTAAATTTGTCATAACGCCACCGGCTGTTTCAATCCCCAACGATAATGGCGATACATCCAATAATAAAAGTTCATCAATCTTTGACGATTTAATTCCAGATAAAATAGCTGCTTGAACTGTTGCGCCGTATGCAATTGCTTCATCCGGATTAATATCTTTACATAATTCTTTATTATTAAAATATTCAGATAACATTTCTTGGATTTTTGGAATTCTCGTTGAGCCGCCAACCAATACAATTTTATCAACGGAATTTTTACTTACCTTCGCATCTTTCAGGACTTTCTCAACGGGTTCTAAACATTTTCTAAAATAATCCATATTAATATCATTAAAACGCGCTCTGGTAATCGTTGAACTAAAATCTTGACCTTCTGCCAAACCATCAATTTCAATAAATGCTTGTGTTCCCGTTGATAGAGTTCTTTTCGCTCTTTCACAGGCTGTTCTCAATTTACGCATCGCTCTCTTGTTATCGCTAATATCAATTCGCTGTTTTTTCTTAATTTCATCTGTAAAATATTCAACCATTCTATTATCAAAATCTTCTCCACCAAGATGCGTATCACCAGCTGTTGCCATTACTTCAAAAATACCATCATCAATTGTTAAAAGAGATACATCAAATGTACCACCACCCAAATCAAAAATAAGAACTTTTTGTTCATCTTTTGTATTTGTATCTAACCCATAAGCAATTGCTGCTGCTGTTGGTTCATTGATAATGCGCAATACATTTAACCCAGCAATGGTACCAGCATCCTTAGTTGCTTGTCTCTGTGCATCATTGAAATATGCAGGCACAGTAATTACCGCAGAATCAACCTGTTTACCCAAAAAAATTTCTGCAACTTGTTTCATCTTTGTCAATATCATTCCCGAAATTTCCTCTGGTTTCATTTCTTTATCCTCGCCTTTGTATTTTACTGTAATAATGGGTTTATCATTATTATCTGGTTTTACACGAAATGGCCAATGTTTCATATCTTGTTGTATCTTTGGATCTGAAAATTTACGACCAATTAATCTTTTCGCATCAAACACTGTATTATCAGTATTCATGGATACTTGATTTTTTGCAGCATTGCCAATTAATCTCTCTGAATCTGTAAATCCAACATAAGATGGTGTTGTTCTATTACCCATATCGTTAGCTATAATTTCAACATTATTGTTTTTCCAAACACCCACACATGAATAAGTAGTACCCAGATCAATACCAATAGCAATCTTTTTTTCACTTTCTGACATATTATATTAATTTAAAAAAATATATTTTTAAATTAATTTCAAAAATATATTTAAAATCCAAACATACTTTGTATCGTTGGTTGACCATTTCTTTTATTATTGTATATACGCAAAACATCATCAAATATTAGTTCCTTTACATGTTTATTTCTTTCTTTCATAACATATTCATCGCATTTCTTTTCATTATCTTTCCATTTTCTTTGCAATGATCGCACCTTTCTTTCAAATCCCTTTCTTCGTTTTTTAAATATTTTTAATTCTTCCAATACTAGAGCATATATTTGTGTCACCGGTTTCATAATTTGATTTGTTATGTAAATCTTATAATCGGGTTTTAATTTATTTTTTTTTATATATTCAGGATTTTCTATCTTATCTCCTTGTAATTTCACTTTGCCTTTTGTTTGAATATAAATATAGGGTATGCGACTACCATTTGATGGTTTATTACCCGGATCTCTTTTCCCCATTCTATCAGCCAATACTTTATGTGCTATACTTTCGGGATTTTTATAGAATCCTCGTAATGATTTTGTTATAATTAACTTATCCATTCCTATTTTTTCATCAATAATATCTTGGAGAAATTGCTTTGTAAATAATACAGATTTTTCAATATTTTGTTCTTTCATTATAATATCTATAATTCCACCATAAATATCTTTCACAACCGGTGCATTATCACGTCTCTTCAATACAATCCCCATTGACTTTCTTTTACATTTATTAATATCCGTTTCATACAACATACCAACATATCTCTTTTTTGACAATAATAAGAATGGATCAAACGTTTTTTCATATTCCAAATCGTGTGGCGGTTTTAAGAATTTACTCGCCAATTCACCGCATTCTATCGCCAATTCTATTGTTATATCCAATGCCTCTTTCCCAACGATCTTTGTTCCATCCAATTTGTGAGGATTAAAGGTCATAAAACAAGAATCAGTATTCTTCACTATTAGGGGAAACCCTGTGTTAAAATTACCAAATTCTGTTTCAATATCATAAACAAACCCGCTTGACACACCCAATACGTCTATTTTTTTAATAATATTAGGATTTTTTCTTTGTTTATTTACCGTCGCCGTCAATCTAATAATGTCTTTCTTATCCTTTCTAGTATTTAAAGACACATTAAATCCCAATGATTGTGTTAAATAATATAACATTGCTGAACCAATTTTTCCCTTATTATCCATTCTTATACATTTTGTATTTTCATTATGACATTTTGATCCATCTGCCCAATAATATCCTGAAAAATAGGCTAGTTTTTCTTCGTAATCACAATTTAAATATCTATTTGGTATTATTTTATATTTATCTTTATTATAAAATTTATTTCTAAAAATATCAACAAATTTTTTTATATTTCCACAATTGGGAACAACTTTGTATACACCACTACTTTTAATAGTATCATTTATTTTAAAATTACATTCAAATATTTCTTCACATAATGATTGTAAAATTAGACAATTTTCTATATTTTTATTATTAAGAGCCCACGAATATTTTTTACCAGATGGACAATCATATTTTCCACAAGATCCATCGCCATAAAAGAATCCAAATATAAATGCTTTTTTTTCCAATATTGTTTTGTTACCAATATTTTCAATATAACTCATAATATCATCCAATTTTAAAGATTTTTTTTCAAAACTTGGATAATTATGACATAATTTCATCCCTATTTTAACATCTTTTGGTTTAACTTTATTTAAACTTTCATCTAACAAACTATGGTCTTCAGTTACGTCAACCATCCCGGTATGAGTTGTTATCCTATATATTTTTTTTATTGTTTTATGTCTAATAACTCTAACAATATTACTCCAACCACCTGATGTATAAATTTTATAATTAACTTTTTTTTGTTGTTTTTCTCTTCTATTTGTTTCATTTATTTTAAATCCCTCATAAGATTCCCAATTTAAATTATTTAAATTATCTATTTGTTTGAATACTATATTTTCATTTTCATCTTTTAATAAAAGAGGTGTATCTCCAGTAACACTGTCACCATATACCACCTTGGATATGCAGCGAATCTTTCCATATTTCGTATCGCATATTTTATTTCCATAAATTCCCTCAATTATTTTTTTTCCATATATTAACAATTTTCTACCTGTCGCAGTCGTTGACGCAGCAATATCCATTTCATAGAAACTACTCGTTTTTGCACCACATTGACCATAAAGCGAATTCGCCGTTACTTTTAAACCTTGTTGACGCTTATCAAATACATTCTTCATAAAATCATCATATGTATCTTCAACTTTTATCACATCCGATTGTTTAAATTCTTTTGTTTCTTTTTCACCTGTTAAGATATATTTTGTATCTTTTTCTTTTTACAAACCACTAAATGTTTCTCCCGATGATGTTGTTACTGTTTTATATTTAATAAATTTTCTGGTTGCTTTTCTTCCAGCCAACAATTCTTGCAATACCGACGGCATAATAGCTTTTTTATTGTTTGGAAATTGTGCAAATCTACACGTTTTTGTTCCAACTTTTACTTTTTCTTGTGCTTTTCCAGCACCTTTTCTACGCCATATATATCTATCATATGTAATATCAACATATTCATAATTGGGTAAATTATCATATACAAAATTACCATCTCTATCTTGTTTCCCATATATTTTTGGATTACCAGAAATATCTATCACAATGTTACCATTCATATCATATTCTTTTGTCCATACTTTACTATCGTGTGAAATATTCTCACTAATCATAGAACTTGGATATAGTGATGCGTAATCAACCACCGCCACTGGATTGTCAATGTATAACCCACAATGCGGTTTTAAACAAATAGCTCCTTCATAACTTGAATCACCCTTCTCAACATCTAAAACAGGCATCAATGTATTTTTTTCTGAACATTTTTTTGCAATAAAACTAAGAAGTTTAATTCCCTGTCCGCGCATAATAATAAAGTTAATTGGAACATAACAAATATTTGCGATTTCTGACATCCCTGTAAGAATATCGTTTTTTACCATTAAATTATGAACTAGATTACAATCCTGAAAACAATATTTTGCAATTATAGCTCTTTCATTTGGACCCTCATTTGTTAAACGGAAAATATCTTGTGGTGTAACATCATCTTTTGCCATACACCAGCGAAACTTTTTACCTTTTAAATTTGAAATATTTGCTGAAATTTTGAATTTTCCGTTAGTAGTATCTAATCCCTCAACAATAAATTTTTTACCATTACGATACATATCATTTGAATGACCCAAAATTTCAAAACAAATATAATGACCATCCTTTAATCCAACCAAATTTTTACTATGTATTTCCGTCTTTTTCTCCTCTTCATTATATTCTACATTACTAATCATATCTCCTATAAAATGTGATGCAACATAATCTAATTTATAAGATGGAAGATTCACTTCGCGTCTAAAATAATTATACAAATCTAGTTGAAGCCTTCCAGTCATTTGAATATATTGCAAGTCGTGCGTTCCACTTGCAATTTTAATACTTGAATGTATTACGCGAGATTCTTCACTGATATTTCTTGATAATCTTAGAAAATCAGTCCTACAATCTAATTCTTCTGACCTTTCTATCATAAACTTATAATCAAAACCAAAAATATTATATCCAATAATTACATCTGGATCTTCTCGTTGAATCATTTCAGTCCACGCTAGTAAAACTTCTTTTTCCGTATCATATGTTTCAATCTCACAATGCGGTACTTCTGGACATCCGCTACATGAATTTAAAACGATCATATTATTTTTATATTGTTCTTTTTCACCCATCCTCATAAAAGTAGATCCGATAAATGTCACCTTATCTCCTTCCACATCGGGAAGGCATATATTTGGTTTAATATTGGAAGAATTATAATTATTTAAATTTGATTCTATAAAAGTATATTTTTTTTCTCCTTTATTTTCACCAATTTCATATTTCTCATTTAAATCTAATGCCAAATTATCAATATTTGCAATTTTTCCTTGTTTTTCACTTTTATCTTCATTATTAAATAAAGTTATTTTTGAATAATTATAAAAACCCGTAAAAATTCTATTCAATATTTCTCCTTTGAATAATACATCTTCATTACTATCCAATAAAGCAATAATATTTTTATTATTCAAATCTTTATTTTTAAATATTATTTTTTTTCCTTTAATACCTTTATCATTGAAGTTATTTTGAGAATATGTTTCTTTTTTAGCCAATTGTTTGAATTTTTTTATATTATCCTTTAAAATAGTTATAATAAATTTTGAAATTTTCTCTTTACTTTTTTGTTTTTTAAGGAATATTTCACTTATTTCTTCTTTATTGGAATATCCAAAAGCTGTATATACTAATTCTTTAAACAATTGTTCCTTCTCTTCTTTATCACTGGATTTTATTTCATCTTTATTCTTATTCCAATAATTTACTATTTCACGACACAATTTCAAATATGTTTTTTTTGCTAGAGGAAAATCGCCGTGACTTGATGAAGCTTCAATATCAAAACTACAGATTTTTAAAGGAATCGCATCCTCCTTTTCTCTTTCTGATTGAATATCTTTATAATCCAACCAATATTCATAATCGCAACAAGTGTTCACATCACCTTCATTGTCAATGATATCCGCCTCTTTAAAAGATATCCATCCAGAAGGTGAAATATTTTGAATGTGGAAATAACGCAACAATGGTGGTAATTTTGCTTCATATAATTCGGTTCCGTGCCATCCACCGCATTTCAATTTTCGTTTCCTAAAATCCTTATCTTCAGTATACCACAAACTTTTTACCTTATTAAATACTGTTGTATTCTTAAAGACTAGTTGTATAAATTGATAATTTTTATTATTATCAAACCCGTATAATGTTTTTTTATTTATTAATTTCCCTTTAACTATTGAATCTTGATAATATTTACCAATGATTGGTTTCTTATCTTTATTTTTTGCTTTTTTAATTTGAGTAATAAATTTATGTAAATTACTTTTATCCCAAAAATCTGGAACTTTCACGTAAAAGAATGGTTGGAAATCTGTTACATATAACGAATATGTTTCACCTGCTTCATTCATACCAAACATTTGAATGATTGTTTCTTTATCATCCTTCTTTTCTTTATATTTTTGTTCATCTTCTGAATCAGATTCTTCTGTAAATGGATTATCGTTGTATATTTTGAAATCAAAAAGTTTCACATACGTTTTTGCCTCACCATTCATTTTATAAATTATATAACTATGTTTAATAATTTTATATTTATATAAATTTAAAACATCAATTTTATTTTCTTTAATTATATATCATTATAATTTAAAAAATATATAACATTTTTAATAAAATGCCGTTATACTTTAAAGAATTAGAATTAGCCTTTGTCAAATGGTACAATATATATAATATCAAAAAACCAACCAATAGTCCTGCTTCTTGGGTAACTTATAAAAGTATGTTAAAATCTACAAAAAAGGATTTATTAAAAAATGTTATTGAGCTTTTTAATAAAATAGAAAAAAATGAAATAATTGTTATACCCGATTTAGATTCCAAGGGAAATTATTATATTAAAGTAGAACCGAAAAAACTAACATCAAAATTATAATTTATTGATATTTTACAATTAAATAAACACCCGACAATGATAACATCATACCTACAATGGTCATTTTATTGCACGACATATTAAATAGGAAATATGAAAATAATAACAGAAAAATTGTATGAAATACTGTAAAAATAATTGATACATAAGCTAAATTTTTTGATAATAAATATGATTTGGTTAACAAATAAGTTCCAAATGGTGTAAATAAACCTGCTACTACCGCAATAGCTATCATATATGGATCATATTCTGTAAATTTATTTATAAAACTGTTTTCTGATTTTATTATAAAAATTAAGGATATTGATGCTAAAACAATACCAAAATACAGAAAAAATAATATATCTTTTGTTGGTATTGTTTTATTTACAAATTTTCTAAGTATTACAGATGTTCCAAAAATAATAGAACTAAAAATAATTAAATTTAACCACATTATTTAATATTTTATGATATTTTATTATTCATTTAAAATAATTAATACAACGCCGAGTAAAGCTAATAAAATACCAAACAATGTAAATTTATTATATGATGATTTTAGTATATATATTGATAATAAAAAGAGTAATATAGTTTGAAATACAGCGAAAACAATACTTGTATATGCTGGATTTTTTACATTTTTTAAAGAAATTGTTAAATAATATATAGCAAATGGTATCATTGCTCCAGAAGCTAATGCCAATACTCTTGTTTGACTATCAAAATATTTAATCCCTTCTTTATCTTTTATTAAAATGGCACACACCGTTGCTGATATTATTAAACCAATATATATGTAAAACATTAAATTAGATATTGAATGTTTTTGTAATATTTTTTTTCTTATTAAATAAGATATTGATATTATAAATGATGCTATGATAGCAGATAATACCCAATGCATATATTATATTAAAATATTATATTAAAATATTATATTAAAATATTATATTAAAATATTTATTGAATTATTTAAAAATCCTCCATTAAAAATAATGATTGACAAAAATATTAACAAAAATATTAACAATAATATCAACAAAAATATAAATATTTTAAATAGGTTAATTATGTTAAATAACATTTATATAAATTTGATATTTAAAATTGATTATTTTTATTTAAAATTATATAATTATATAAATTTAAATATGGATAAAAGTGATTTTTCGTTTATGAAATCAGGGTTTAACTCTGTCCAAGCTAATCAAGAACAAGATGATATTGAAAAAAATGTTGTTGGTACGATTGTACACTTTACTGAAAATGCTTTAAAAACTGCTGGATATTATACAAAACATTCTGGTCGCAATATTATTACAAAAGAAGATATTAAACGTTGTTTTATGTTAGAAGTATTTCTATTTTACAATAGACAAAATTTAGTTGAAAATATAGAAAAAGTTATACATGAATTATATAAAAATTCGTCAGATGAAGAAGATGAAGAATATGAAGAAGGTGAAGAAAAAAAAGATGAAAATGAAATTATTTTTGAAGAAGACATTGAATCATCCTTTAAATTAAGTAGTTGCGAATGTGCCTTATGCAAAAGTTTAAATAATATAAATGAAAAATGGAACAATTGGACACCTGAAACACCTATGCAAAAAATTCTCCAAAAACATATTAATAATATTTAATTTTTGGAAGCTTTTCTATTCATTACTTTATTCCAATTTAAACCCAAGTCTTTCCAATAATTTTTTTTTGGATAACACGGTGCATCATATCCCTTTGATTCCATTTGATTACTGAATACACATTTTTTATTTTCAAAACATACTTTTTCTCTTTGCTTTCTTGTATTTTTTTTTTTATTTGGGTTTTTACATATTATTTTCTTTTTTCTTTTT